ACCTGTCCGACGACGAATACACATATTTAATCGAAGACGACAGCGTGACTGTGCTGGAGCATACGGTTGAAATGTCCATTGAGATTGATCCAATGGGTATGGAAATTGAGATGCCAGTCCACAGCGTTAAGCTGAGCCGCCAGAAAGATATGGGCGAGCTGTGCATTGAGAGCGTTCCGCCGGAAGAGTTTTTCATTAACCGTGACGCACGCTCATTGGCCGACGCCTATATCGTTGCTCACCGCACCGACATGCGCGCTGGCGATTTGATTGCAATGGGCTTTGACCCAGACGTAGTGCTGGACTTGGATAGCTTTGAAAGCGGCTCTGATATGACAGAGGCCGAGATGTATGAGCGCCGTGGTTACGACATGGACACCTCAGATCAGGACATTGAAGACCCTTCCATGCGCAATGTTGCCGTGACTGAAGCGTATATGCGCATAGACGTTGACGGCACTGGCATACCAGTTTTGCACAAATTAATCTGTGGCGGCACGTCATACGAATTGCTGGACTTTGAGCCATGCGATGAGTTGCCGTTTGCCAAGTTTGAGGTCGATCCAGAGCCACACGCGTTCTATGGTCGTTCACTGGCCGAGATTGTTATGGATGACCAAGATGCAGCCACATCTGTGCTGCGCTCTATTCTTGACAACGTGGCGATGACGAACAACCCTCGCCTTGGCATTGTCGAAGGTGCGGTCAACATTGACGACGTTCTCAACAACGAAATCGGCGCAATTGTGCGTATGCGCGCGCCCGGCTCAGTCCAAGAATTGTCCGTTCCATTTACTGCCGGGCAGACACTTGGCGCGCTGACATACCTAGACGGCCTCGTAGAGAGCAAGACAGGCGTTTCTAGGGCGTCAATGGGCCTAGACCCTGATGCAATGCAGTCAACCACAAAGGCCGCTGTGCAGGCTACTGTGCAGGCCGCAGCTGGTCAGGTTGAAGTTATGGTTCGCAACCTTGCCGATGGTATGCGTGATCTATTTGGCATCATGTTGCGCTTGATGAGCAAGAATGTTGACGAAGAGCAAATGATGCGGATGAATGGCATGTTTGTGCCTATTGATCCTCGCGTTTGGAACCAGTCAATGGATGTTGCCATTAACGTGGGCTTAGGCACTGGCCGTGAGGAAGAGAAGGCAATGGCTCTCAACCAAGCCCTCCAGATGCAAACAATGGTCTATCAAAACTATGGCCCGATGAATGGCCTGGTGAGCCTGACCAACATTCGCAACACGCTGGCCGACCAGCTGGCGGTGTCGGGAATACGCAATGCTGACCGTTACTTTGCGCCGATCACACCAGAGATTGAAATGCAGATGCTGCAAATGCAGCAACAGGCACAGGCTCAGCAGGGTCAAGCCTCTGATCCAAACGCTGCATTCTTGCAGGCAGAGCAAATGAAGGCCCAAACCAAAGCTCAGACCGACATGGCCAAGCTGCAACTTGAAATGCAGAAGGCAGCGGCCAACGACGATCTCAAGCGAGATCAGATGGCGCAAGACTTACTGGTAAACGCTGCAAAGATTTATGGCGAGTACGGCACGTCGGTTGACGTGGCCCGCATTCAAGCTGAGCAGGACAAGATGCGAATGATTGGCGGTATAGCTCAAGGGATGCCACAGCAATGACAACAGAAATACGCATAGAGGCCGACGAGGCCCGCCGTTTGAAAAACGACACTGCATTTAAGCAGTTTATGCAGAGTGTGCGCGAAAACCAAATGCAGGTTTTTGCGAGCAGTGGGGCAGCTGACGTGGCTGCCCGTGAAGAGGCTCACGCGATAATCCGTGCGCTTAACCAGATCGAAGTGACCCTTGACGCTGCACTTGCAGCAGAGACGCTTTTGGATCGCAAACAAAGGACGTAGCACCGATGGAATCGACTACCCTAGAAGACGCAGTAGATAGCCTACTCGCACCCTCAGAGGAAACTTCTGAGGACAATAATTTTGACGCAGCTGTGGACGCAATGATTGAGCCTGATGACGATCAGTCTGAAGAAATTGAGGTTGCAGACGAAGAGCAAGATGACGTTGAGGCATCCAGCGAAGATCAAGGCGATGATCTTGATGATGTCGAAATTGACGACGAAGACCTAGTAGAGGCACAAGCTGAAGACACCAATCTCATCCCCGTCAAAGTTGACGGAAAAGAAGAGATGTGGACACTGGATCAGTTAAAGCAATCTGCTGCGGGACAAGCGGCAATTAATAAACGGTTCCAAGAAGCCGCTGAAGCGCGCAAGCAAATTCAGCAGCAGGCAGCCGTATTGCAACAGCAGCAGCAACAAATTTTGCAGCTGCACCAGCAAGCACAAAACGGTGGACTGCAAGCCCCAACACCGCCAACACGCGAGTTGTTTGAAAGTGACCCAATCGGGTACATGGAAGAAAAGCTCAAGTATGACGAGAGCAAGGCACAGTACGACCAAAACTTATTCCAAATGCAACAAATGCAGCAGCAACAAGCTCAGCAGCAAACGCAGGCGCACCAGTCGTATCTGCAAGAGCAGGCTGAAATCTTGAAGCAACATATCCCAGAGATGGCTGACCCAGAAAAGGGTGAGAAATTAAAGGGTGAGCTGATGAATGTTGGCATGGAATATGGCTTTACGGCAGACGAAATGGCTGCCGTGTCAGATGCACGTTATGTGCGAGCGTTGAATGACGCCCGCAAGTACCGCGCACTGGTGGCCAAGCGCAAATCAACACAGGCCAAAGGTGAGAAAGCCCGGCCAGTGGTGAAAGCTGGTGCGAAAAAGCGGCAAGACGGAAATGTTGCAACTCGTAAAAAAGCGCAGTCGCGCTTGCAGAAAACTGGCTCAATCGACGACGCATTGAGCTTGATCTTAAATCAGTAAGTCTTTGAAAGGACAAACTAATGGCACAGCCAACCAACACATTTGATACCTATGATTCCGTGGGTATCCGTGAAGACCTCAGCGATGTTATCCACAACATTTCGCCAGAGGAAACACCCTTTTACAGCAAGTCTGCTAAAAAGGCCGCACGCAACACTTTCGTAGAGTGGCAAACAGACAGCCTCCGCGCTTCTGCCGCCAACGCTCACATCGAGGGTGACGCAACCACTGCCGAGGCTCGCACAGCGACAACTCGTTTGGGCAACTACACGCAAATCTTCAAAAACGCCGTTGTCGTATCTGACTCCGACGATAATGTCGATAACGCAGGTCGCGCAAAAGAGATTGCATATCAAACACTTAAAATCGCCAAAGAGCAAAAATTGGACATCGAAAAAGCACTTTTCGACAACAATGCTCGTGCAGCTGGTTCCTCTACAGTTGCTCGTGAGCTTGCAGGTGCGCCAGCTTGGTTGACAACAAACACCGTAGCTGGTTCCGGCGGTGCAGACCCAACCGGGGACGGTACAGACGCCCGTACAGACGGCACACAAGCTGCTTTCTCACAAGCCAACTTTGACACTGTTATGCAGTCAATCTGGGTTGCTGGTGGTAAGCCTGACACAGTGTATCTGTCTGCATTCCAAATGAATGTAGCTCTGGGCTTCACAGGTAACAACAACCAGCGTTCCAGCGTACAAGCTGGCGACGAGCGCGTTGTTAAATCCTTGGCTGTGTACGTCACACCTTGGGGTACTGTAGAGTTCATGCCATCCCGCGAAAACCGTTCGCGCGACGTGTTCATCATGCAAGACAACATGTGGGAAGTTGCTTCTCTGCGTGGCACGAAGAACGTGGCATTGGCAAAAACTGGCGACAACACTACTCGCCAAGTTGTGACAGAACTTACACTCTGCGCCAAAAATGAAGCTGCAAACGGCATCATCGCCGACTGTACAACTTCATAATCTAAGAGATGGGGGCGGGAGACTGCCCCCATTTTCACTTTAAACGGAGACTAAAATGACAAAAGCCACAGTAACCGTTGCAAATGTTTTTACATCTGCTGGCAAGTTTTTCAAAGGCGACGTGATCGACCTTCCCGCTGACGAAATCAAAGCAATAAACGAAATTCGCGCTGGTGCGCTTGAGGCTGAAAAGCCAGTGGCCAAAGCCAAAGCGCCAGCAAAGAAAAAACGCGCTCGCAACGAGAATGGCACTCTTCGCGCTGACAATCCGTCAACCATCCACATCAACGAGGCTTGGGTAAATGATTAATACATCAACCAAGATTTCGGAAAATATCTCGTTTGATAACGACGACAACATGGTTATCAAGCGAACCTTTGACGCATCACACATGCTCAAGGACGCTGCACAGGCCCGTGAGGTAACGAAGAACAGCTTTGCCTCCGACTACAAGCACGTTGGCAATGTTGACCTGGCTTTGCTCAATGTGTGGCTAAAAGAGGCTGGAGTGGCTTGGACCGATACACAAGCGGTCAAAGATGTGTTAAAACGTAAGCTAATGAGCAGCGAATTTAGCGCCCTTCGGGTCTGGGAAGGCAGTTACTAAAATGGAAATGGACGCGATCTTGAATATACTTTTTGCGGTTGTCATCGGCGGACTTGGCTGGTGGCTAAAGACGCAGCGGGAAGAGCTGGATCGCCTCCGCATTTTACTTAATCGCAGCCGTGAGGAAATGGCGAAAGAATATGTGACCAAGACTGACAGCAATCAAGTTCTCTTGCAGATTATGAGCAAGTTTGATCGGCTTGAAGAGAAGATTGACAGATTGATGGAGAGATAGGTTGCTTTGCGCTCTGGTCTTTGTGGGCTTCGGACACGCTTGGATACAGGGTGTAGGCAATGTTCTGGTGAAGTCGTGTTACTACAACTGCGGCAGTGAGAAGATAACAAAGGCGCAATGGTATGACCGAAAGTATAGCGTTCCGCCGCACTATGTTTGCCCAGTGAGGTTTGCAGACGCATGATTGATCCAATTTCCGCACTTTCCATCGCAGCCTCGGCTGTATCCAGCGCCAAGACTTTGTTGGCCGCTGGTCGGGATGCGTCAGGCGCATTGAGCAAGTTTGCTGGTGCGGTCAGTGACGTAAATTACGCGGCTGAGAAGGCCAAGAACCCAAGCATATTCGCATCACTCACTGGCTCTGCCGAACAGGCAGCAATAGATGCCTTCTCTGCACAAAAGCGCCTTCAGGCTATGAAGAAAGAGATTGAAACAATCATCATGTTTCAGCACGGCCCGAAAGGTTTGGAAGAATACAAGGATACGCTCCGCAAGATCAGGGCGCAGCGCAAGAAAACTGCGTATCGCAAGGCTGAAATTAAAGAGGCAATTATCTTGTGGACCGTCGGCGGCGTTATCGTGCTGGCTGGTGTGGCTGGGCTTGCGGCTACGCTGTGGCTAATCGGGAAACAACAGGGGAAATGGTAATGGCACACACTGTGTTAGATAACTGGAAGGTTCTGCCGCGACTAATGATGCTGGCGGTCACTGTGCTGACCTATCAGGCGGTGCATTGGTTCATGGGGCTAGATGATCCCAGCGTTGCCCAGTCAGGGCTTGTAAGCGTCTGTATGGGCGCTCTCACAGGGTGCTTTGGTATCTGGATGGGTAAGGAGCAGGCGAAATGATCGGTCAAATCATAGGATCACTCGGCGGCCTTGCTGCCAGCTACATCGACGGCAAGACTGCCGTGAAGAAAGCCGAAGCTGAGACCAAGATGAAAATCGCCACTGGCGAGATCAGTTGGGAGCAGGCTGCTATCGAGGCCAGCAACAATTCGTGGAAAGATGAGGCGTGGACCGTGGCATTCATAGCCATTGTTCTTGGCAGCTTCATACCGGGCATACAACCTTACATGGCGCAAGGTTTCGCCAATCTGGACGCTGCGCCGCAGTGGTTTCAGTGGGCGATGTATGCAAGCATTGCGGCGAGCTTTGGCATCCGCACAGTGAAGGGGTTGAAAAAGTAATGGCGAAACCAGCAAAAGGCAAAGCCCGCGTCAAGGTTACGGCGTCCGGTAAAAAGGTCAGCTACGGTCAGGCGGGCAAGGCGAAGGGTGGCGGACCACGGGTCAAGCCCGGCACATCCAAGGGCGATGCGTATTGCGCACGTTCTGCCGCGCAGAAGAAAAAGTTTCCCAAGGCTGCGGCTGATCCAAACAGCCCGCTAAATCTTTCACGCAAGCGCTGGAAATGCTCCGGCACTAAATCGAAGAGGACTTGATGAGATGGGACTGTATTCAAACATCGCAAAAAAGCGTGCGCGCATTAAAGCCGGAAGCGGAGAGAAAATGCGCAAGCCCGGCACTAAGGGAGCGCCAACGGCCAGTGCATTTAAAGCGGCTGCCAAGACAGCAAAGAAAAAGGCTAAAAAATGAGCAAGGCAATGGCAACGCTCCAAGCTAAAATCGGCGCAACAGCCGATGGCGAGTTTGGCCCAAATACAGCGCGAGCAATCGCAAAGCACTTCAACCTATCTCCGGCGCGTGGCGCTCATTTGATGGGTCAGGCATCGCACGAGAGCGGTGGCTTTAAGCGAACCCGTGAGAGCCTGTATTACAGCACGCCGGAACGCATCCAAGCCGTCTGGCCATCTCGCTTTCCAACAGTTGAGGATGCTGAGCCGTATGCCAAGAACCCAACCGGGCTTGCTGGCAAGGTCTACGCTGGCCGCATGGGCAATGAGAATGAGGCGCAGGCCAGCCTGTACATTGGTCGGGGATTTCTTCAGTTGACCGGGCGCAATAATTATCGGGCGTTTGCGTCTGACATGGGCGTGCCGAAGGTTATGACTGACCCGGACTTGGTGGCTGACGAATATGCCTTCGAGACTGCGCTGTGGTTCTTCAACAAGAATGGATTGTTTGCCATTGCCGACGAAGGCGTGACGGATGACGCCATCAAGCGCATCACGCGCAAGGTGAACGGCGGCTATCATGGTCTGGATGATCGAAGCAACCAGAGCAAAAAAATCCACACTTGGCTCATGGCTTAGCTTAGCTAAGTTAGCTAAGTGGCGAAGCAGGATCAAAAAGCCAGCGCGGCGGTAGGTAGGGCCGGAGAGCATTTAGCTCTCGCCTACTTATCGCTGGCTGGCTACATCTGCACACTCTGCCAGATTAAAGATCACGATGCGTATATACAGACGGATACACAGACGTTGACCTTACAGGTTAAAACCGCAAGCAAGACGCATAAGACCAGCAATAGATACGCATTTCACACACCCAAGAAGAACGTCGATGTGTCAGACGTGTTTGCGTTTGTATCCATTGAATTAGGCGCTGTGATTTTTCGCCGGGGAGACGAGCTGACCTCGGTGACAACATACATTTCGCCAGAGGAATTTATAGATGAAGAGCGATCAATGCAAAAAACATTCGACAGCTTCAAATAGCCACTTGTTGCCGGGCGCGCCTTTGATTAGAAAGTCTGAGTGGGTGGCTCAACCGTAACCGTTGTTTATTGGTTTTGCGTTACCGAATGTGCCAGCATGACGCCACCCACACGACTTCAAAATATAATGCCCACCAGCGCCATCAAGCCAGCGCCGCTGACGAAGCCAAAGATGGCTCCGATCAGGCCCGCTGCGTTTATCATGCGCTCAAGCTCTTTGTCAGTCATCTAAACTCTCCACCATTTGTATTCTCTCGCCAATCCAGCGCATAACCGGAACAGCCATTGAGTTGCCCATTGCCTTATATCGAGGCCCATCTGGGCAATCTTCTGCTGGCTTATTGCGCCACGGTATCTGCGTGAAGTCGTCAGGGAAGCCTTGCAAACGCTCGCACTCTATTGGTGTTAGGCGACGGACGGCGGATTGTGTCCCAACAGCGTGACGATCACCGCTTGTTAACGTATAAGAAACGTCGCTGTCATCAATTCCAAAACCCTGAGACTTCGGCTGTTTTTCCTTTAACGCTTGTGCTTGTATCGCCACCGCAGGCGTCTTGCTCTTATCCAGAGTTGGCGTGACTTCAGTTGACACGCTGTCGCCTTGGTTGGCGCTGTTTTGAGCGCCGAAGGCTATTGGCAATGTTTCTGTTGTGGGGTCGTATGCGCTACCAGTGCGTGTGGTCAGACATTGGGCCACAATAGCTTCCGCCTCTACTCGCTGGTTTCCTGTGCGACTGAATGGAGCGCCTTGTGTAACTGTGGGGGCAGCTTTTTGCCCCGCTTCTCGGCTCGGCGCAGGATGCCCTGACAGGCTTTCGCGCTCAAAAAGAACCGCTGCGGCACGTCGCCAATCTCCAAGGTATCCGACAACGAACACACGGCGGCGTCGCTGGGCCACTCCGAAGTATTGAGCGTCAAGCACTCTGTAGGCGAACCCATACCCGAGCTGGCCCAGCGCCCCGAGGAAGGTTCCAAAATCCCGTCCTCGTTGGCTAGACAAGACGCCGGGGACGTTCTCCCAAACCAGCCACTTGGGCTGATATTGTGCAGCAATGGCAAGATAGGTGAGCATGAGATTTCCCCTTGGGTCATCAAGTCCCTTGCGAAGTCCTGCGACTGAAAAACTTTGGCAGGGGGTTCCTCCGACCAAAAGGTCAATTGATCTGTCAATGGGCCACTCCTTAAATTGTGTCATGTCGCCAAGGTTAGGGACATCTGGGTAGTGATGCGCCAGCACGGCGCTTGGGAACTTTTCTATCTCGCTAAACCACTGCGGCTCCCATCCAAGTGGATGCCACGCGGCGGTGGCGGCTTCAACGCCAGAGCAAACTGAGCCGTATTTCATCACTCATCCTCCTCAAAACAGTTGTTCAACGGCTGAATGGGTTGCTTGCTAAACACCCAGCGCCATTGCCGCTTGGTATAGCCCGGCACTTCCACAAAATCACGCACGCGGTAAACCTTGTTCGCCTCCCACATTTTCTTGAGATAGCTTGACGTGCGCGGTACGCTGTCTCCCAGCAGCTCAGCCGCCTCTGCTGCCGTCACACGCTGGTCATACGGGATCAAAGCAAACAGGCGATTGCCTTGGTCAATGCTATGCTG